AAGGTCCCTTGTGAGGACCTTTTTTGTATTTTTAAAGAATAGATTATCTCAATTCTTTTAAGTCGAATGTTCTTACGCCATCAACTGTAATTCTACCGTAGAATCTGTTGTTCACCATCTTCTTAGCGTATCTAGTCATGATACCTTTGATTGGTGTGAAGTTAAACGGATTGTACATTGTAGGTGTAAGTTGTAACGGAACGTATGGTGCGTAGATGTAACCTGTATCTAACAAAGAAGTTCCTTTGTGTCCCATTAACACTTGGTTTGGTGGGAAGTAAGGGTCTCTGTAAACTTGGTATCTACCAGCTAATGTACCAACTCTTTCAATACCCATGTTGTATTGGTCTTGTTCAGGAGCTGCATTTGAAACGTGGAAATACTCCAAGTCATCAAAGATAGCACTGATTTCAGATGAAACCACAATCCAGTTAGCACCACCTCTTAAAGTAGACTTATGGATTTGAGCAGAAACTTGGTTAATTGCTGTGATAAGCGTTTGGTTCCAGTCTTTTTGAGTATAAGGAACTGCGTTAGTACCTAATCTCTTCCAACCGTTGTAATCCCATCTTAAGTTCCAAGCTGCACCTTTTCTAAGGTCTCTCAAGATTTCTCTATCAATTTCAGCTGCAACTTGCTCAGATAATAAAGCTGTTAATTCAGCTTCAGCATCAATATTGTGGAATGCTGCAACGTCTTGTGCCATTTCTGGAGACCATTGAGCTCTTAATTTTCTTTCAGTTACAGAAACTGTTACTGACATAAGGTCAAACGAAACTTCACCAATTCTATCTTCAAATTCTAAGTTCTTATAGATTCTATAAGTTGCTGAGAACGCGTTGTTAGACTCTGTAGAAGAAGAGAATGTTGAACCTGTATAACCGTCCATTGAACCACCACAAGTGATACATACTGGAACTTGTAAATCAATTTCCAAATAGATTTGACCTTGAGCATCACAAATATCGTCATATTGACCACCATCAGTTAATGAGTTAGGGAAAACAGCTGTTTGGTTATTGTTACCGTATTGAACGATACCTTTACCATATCTTTGAGTTACAACTCTGAATAAGTAAGGACCACCGCCTGCAGTTGTTGTGTTTGTAGAAACACCATTGATTGTTAAATCAGCTAAGAAAGCTTCAGTATCCATTGGTTGACCATCTGGACCGATTAACTTACCAGCTCCTACAGATGCAAAACCTGTCATGATAACTAATACTTTTCTGTAATCAGTTAAAGCATAAGCAGCAGCTTCTAAATTCAATGTTGTATTATTCCACTGTGCAGTATAAACTGAAGTAACCGCAGATGTGATAGAACTAAATTGTCCTTTAGAATAGTCATATAAACCTGGAGGGTCTAATGCTGGTTCGTTACCTTCGTAGAATCTATCGTAAAGGTCTCTACCTGTGTTATAATCATATCCAGCGTTTGGAGATGCAGGACCATTTGGTGCTCCGTAAGGTGCGTAATGTACTCCTGTGTTGTCATCTTGACCACCACCTGTTTGATAAGATTGAATGTTAGGTACGAAGTAGAATAATTTACCGATTGGTAAGTTCATTGCTTGTACTGAAACGATATCGTTTGCTAATAATTTAGAGAAAACTCTTCTAACGATAGGGAAAACAACTGTTTCAAATGCACCTGTATCAGATGTAGATGATGCTTCATTAATTAAAAATGATGCTTGGTTTTCGTAAAGTTGAGCTACGTTTTCTCTCATGTGACCTTTAAGACCTTCTAAAAAGCCTAATTTGTCCCATTTGTTGATTGTATCTTCTTTGATAACTTTAAGGTGCTTAAGACCGATGTTACCAACAAGACCTGATTCTAATAATGCTCCCATTTTAGTATTTGTTTTGTTTTTTTATTTTATTTTTGTCATCAAATCCTTCATTCTTAAGAATTGTGGATTTTCGTACGTTTTTGATTCAATTAAAGTTGTTGCTGAACCTGAAGACATTGTGTTATTAATTGTTTTCTCAACTGATTCATTAACTGTTTTAGTTTCTGTTTTTCCTAACTCATCTTTTAATGACTTGTAAAGATTTTTAGATTCTTTAAGAGTTTCAACATCGTCAAATCTTCTTAAGATATTGATTTTCTCTTTTTTAGTTGTTGAATGTTCTGTAAACAATCTTGTTGCATAAGCTAAGTTTGAGTTGAATATAGCAACTTCATTAAGTTTTTCTCTGAAAACATTTAATGCTTTTCTATATTCTTCATTCTTTTCTCTTAACATTTTTACTTCAGCTTCAAGAGATTCTACTTTTACACCACTATTACTGTAAACATAGTTTCTGTTATTAGTGATACCTTTTCTTAAACCTCTACCTTCTTTTGAACCATTACCATAAGTTCTTGCAGCTTCTTTAGTTTCTGCCTTCTTAACAACTTTTGATTTTCCTTCCATATTCGCTCCCTTCTTGTATTCAAACTTAGCCTTTCCAGTTCCCATTGTTTTAGGACCTTCTTTTTTATCATCTTTGAAACCACCTTTACCAGATGATTTGTAAGAGAATTTAGGACCATGACCAAGACCAACACCTTTAGGTTTTTTAACTGCTAATTTTTTGCCCTCTCCAACATATTGTGGGTTGTAAGATTCCTCCAAATCGTCTTCATCGTCAGACTCATCCATTTCCATTTCTTCAGACTCATCCATTTCCATTTCTTCAGACTCATCCATTTCCATTTCTTCAGATTCATCCATTTCCATTTCATCAGATTCCTCTAATTCTTCGTCATCAGATTCGTTGAATTCAATTTCATAAACAACTTCATCCATGTCATCTTCTTCGTCCATTTCATAGTCTTTGTAGTGTCCGTCAACGTCACCCATTTTGTGACCACCGCGTCTTTTGAACTCGTGCTTTTTACTACCATACTCTTCTTCCATGTCTTCAGTTTCTTCCATTTCACCACCACCGAAGATTGCGTTGATAACGTCTTCAGTTGATGCGTCTTGACTATCCTCAGAATCATCAAAATTTAAGTCCATGTTTTCTTTAATTTTCATTTTTTTTATTTTTGATTTTTCCTTTGATTCGCCAAGCTTTACGAGGTATTCTACGTCAGCATCATTGTCTTTTAAGTGAACGTTTTCACCATCTTTTTTAACGATGATTCCATCTTCTTCACCCATAGCTTTGAACACCTTAAGAATTTCTTCGTCAGAAGCATCTGTTAAATCTATTGGAGTTTCTTCGGAATCCATGTCCATATCCATGTCCATATCATCCACATTATCTGCGTCTAAATCAACGTCATCTTCAACATCAATGTCTGTATCCATTTCTGTGTCTACATCATCTTCTGTGTCATCTACGTCAATTTCAGCATCTAAGTCAACCTCATCTTGTTCAGAAAGAGATTCTTTTACTAATTGATTGATTTCTTCCTTCATAGTAGAAGCAAGTATTCCTTTTGCATTCTCGGCGATTGCTTCTTCAACATTTTTCATTTGAATAAGAGCCTCCTCAACTGGATTTTTTTTAGTTTCTTGCATGAAAATATTTAATTATTTAACTAATAAATAGTGTCAAAACATAAAAAAGTTGATTTTTTATATTTGAACAAATGGTATATTTTGATATTGTAAGTTTTGTAATCTTTTTCCTGTTTGAGAATTCACCCAAGAAATAACATTATCGTAAGTATCATAGATTATATATGATGAACTTATACTTGTAACATCATCTTTTAAACCTACATTATAAGATTCACTTGAAGATGTGTTATTACCAATAAAATTTTGGTTTTGAATATTAATAGAACTGATAACATCACCAGTTCCTTCAAGGTATGCAGCACAACTACTCCAAGTATTTCCGCTGATTAATTTAATTGAATTTACACCTGATATTTTTAATGAACAACTGAATAACATATTATTTAATTTATTATAAATATGTTCTTAAATAAAAAAAGTGGTACAAGACCACTTTATTCAATTACTTCGTCAATTTTACTTTCCGAAACTGAGGTTATTCTCCAATCGTGAGTAAAACCTTCATATCTTTTTGTGACTTTAGCTTCCACGTCTGTCACTGAAAAACCCTTAACAAGTTTTTCTTCTCTAATTTTTTTGATTTTACCAGAATTTTCATCAGGTAAATCGTACTGAATTTTTGCTACAAAAAATTTTTCGTCCATAATATTATTTTCCCAAAAAATCGTTCAACTTTTTCATTAAGTCAAGAGACTTATCCATTGAATCTGGTTGAGATTGTTGTTTGTGTTTTATTTCTTCTTCTAAATTTTCCTCATACTTGTTTCTATCATCAGGATTAGAAAATAAATAAGCTCCTGGTGTTGATGGTGATGATACTAAATCAAAACAAATTAATTCAAAATCATCTTGAACTTCATTTCTTTCACCAACTTTTTTTAAAGAACCAACTCCTCTTGAAGAAACCCCCATTGTTACACCTTGTCTCATTAAGTTAGCTGCTTGGTCACCTTTAGTTGACACAATACCTCTTTCATGAAATCCTGGCGATGTTAACAATTTAAGTTTACCCATCAAAATATTTTTATCCCACCAAATATCAGTAATGATGTGAGATACTCTATCTAAGTCAATTAGAGATGATTCAGGGTGATTTAATTCTGAAGTAGATAAACCTTTAGCAATTGCTTTTTTATAATTTTCGGCTTCTCTTTTTAAAATTCTTTCAGGATAAAATCTACCGTTTCTATTTGGAGTATCGTATTTCTGAAGAACCGCATAAAATTCAAATGGATTTTTATAATCCAAGTTTGCAGCTTCTTTTAAAATATCTGAATTAAGTCTATCTTTTGGAGATACGTGACCCGCATCCATTTCAATTAGTATACCATGCCCAACTTCGCTTGCCTCTAAAATTCTTAAATTTTTCATCTAATCTTTTATGATAAATATACGGTATTGATAAGTTTATTCTTTTTCGTCTTTTTTAGAAATTGAAAATTCAAAATGTTTGTTTTCTATAATGTTGTTTTTAAAAATGTTTCGTACGATTTGTTTTACTGAATCTTTAATTTCATTTGATTTGAAATCTATTTCAGATATTGTAAAAAGATTTACCTCTAAATTAAAAAAGGATTTTTTTCCGTGAGATATTCCACTTGTTCTTAAATCTAAATCAACAATACTATTTTCTTGGAAAATTTTTTGATTGATTGAATTGAATACGGAATGTTTAATTTCTCTGTTTAAATTACCTACAATACGATTCCAATTTTCAGTCTCATATTTTGGTGTAATCCAAGATTGGATGTTAATATAGACGGATTTTAGGTTTTTGGAATCAACTGTTCCATAGACTGATTTAATAGGATTGTATAAATTCAACTTTACACTTTTGCCTTTTTTCATTAATTTTCATTGTTATTATGTTTATTTTCATTAAAAAAATAACACATATAAATGTTAATGTCAAAAATTTTTTAAGTTTTCAAGATATTTGTAAGATATGCTAATAATAGAAATTAAAAACGGAGAGAATATTGAAAGAGCTCTCAAAACACTTAAGTCAAAAGTAATTAAAACAAAACAGAATCAAAAACTTTCAGGTAGAAAAGAATACATTAAACCTTCTGTTGTAAACAGAAATAAAATTTTAAAGGCAATTTATATTCAGAAAAAAAGAATATCTTAAATTGACCCTTCTAAGTTTTTAAGTTTCAAGAAAT